ATGAAAAAAAATATTCACATATTGGGAGCCTCTGGTGTCGGAACTTCAACATTGGGTGTTGCATTATCAAAGCGTTTGCCTCATACGCATCTTGATACTGATAATTACTATTGGTTAGATAAATTCACTAAAAAAAGAGAAATTCCTGAAAGAAGAAAGTTGCTTGAAAAAGACTTAACAATAAATGAGAAATGGATTCTTTCTGGTGCAGTGTGTGGCTGGGGCGATAATCTAAAAAGTTACTTTGACCTTGTCGTCTTCTTATGGATTCCACAAGATATACGGCTTGAGAGATTAAGGCATAGGGAATTTCAGCGTTATGGAAATGAAGTGTTAGCCGGTGGCAGTAAATATGAACAATCAAAAGCATTTTTAGAGTGGGCTTCTTTATATGATACTGGTGGAATGGAAGTTAGAAGTAAAGCATTACACGAACATTGGATGGCAGATTTATCTTGTCCAGTGTTAAAAATTGAAGACGATTACTCAGTCAATGAAAGAGTTGACCGTGTCTTGGGTTATCTGAATTCTAATTAAACTAACGGATAGCGATAGCTGCATCAGAAAATAAACCCAAAAATCAAAGACAGTTCCAGTATGACATTTAATGAGCTGTTTTTTTATACCGCTATCAGTTTGCCTACGCAGTGATTTATTTTTGGTAGCATCCCCACAACAGAGAAGAGATTGTTCTTCATAAGGAAGTTTTTGGTTCAGTTGCAGGAATTGGGAATTCAATGATTAGATACACCCTGAAACTGTCCAGCTAATGCTTATGCTGGTTACCATTGAATGAAAAGCCATTGCCAATCCTTTTTTATTATTAAAATGCAAGTGAAAGAGGCAAAGAAATTAAAATGGACTTCAAAGGAGTTTAATCATGAAAATGAATGATAAGATGAAAGAGGTTCAAAGAAAATACAGAGAAGAGCTTAAAAAAAAGAAACAAGATCATGAAGATGATAAACGTGATATTAAAGAAACAATTATTGTCGTAACCATAATTGTATTGTTTATTTTTTTCACTTACACCTTGCAAGGCTTTTAACGAAAAGATCCTTTTTTCCCTTTTCGATACTCTGCAATTTTCCTCACAATAAACGCTCAATTTTTTTAAATGAGAATATAAAAGAAACATAAATGAAAATATAAATGAGAAAAACAACAAAAACCCTTGTCATGTAAGGGTTTCTAAAGGGTTCAAAAATCACTTTATAAATGAGGATTTGATTGAGATATAGATGAGAATCTAAATCTTATTAGTAAACAGAATTAAACATAATAAACAGAAATAAATAATAATAAACTAACGGCGTTTATTTATCTGATTTCCGTCTTTCCTTTAATTGCTCCGTTATAATCTCCAAAGCAGCCTGTAAAATTTCATCAGTTACTTCACCGTCTTTAGCTGCAAGGAATGTTTCAGGATCGTTTAACACTTTTTTTGCATCGTCAGTGATTATATTGGATGATTTATCTTTTCCTCTTAAAAGGTAGTCTGTAGATACATCAAAAAAGTCGGCTATTTTGATTAATGTTTCGTAATCAGGTTCGCGAGTGCCTTGTTCATAATTAGCAAGTTTTCCTCTTGAAAAGCCTAATCTATCTGCGAGTTCATATTGGCTTAGACCTTTTTCTTTTCTTAAAGCTGCTATCCTTTTACCTAACATATACACTCACTCCTTGTTATTAATTATAACTTGGAAACTAAGCGTTTCTACATTTAGAAACAAAAAGTTTCTAAAAACACTTGACGGACACGTTTTGTGTCCTGTATATTATAAATCGTAAAAGGAAACAAAACGTTTCTAAGGGGGTGTTATGAGTGGAAAGGGAAGTTTTGTTTTCCTTACGTGGAAACACGTCAAGAACAGTTGTTGCTAATGACTTAAACATAACTCCACAGATGCTAGGGGCTATTGAAAGAGGGGATAGAACTCCCTCCTTAAATCTGGCCAAAAAGATTGCAGACTATTATGGAACAACTGTAGATGAAATTTTTTTTACTCAAGGTAGACACAAAATGTGTCCTGAATATAAGACAAGGACAGATAAGGGGGCTTAATTATGAAAGTCATCTTGAAAAAAGGACCGCTGTTTGAACAGGCAGAGGCCAAAGCTTACAAATACCTCAGTGGCATACTTGTTCAGCGAATGAATGAACATCAAGAAAAGTTAGCACAACAAAAGAAAAAGGAATCAGCCTAAGTCATTTATAAACAGCATGGTCTATTAACTTTAATTTTAAAACCGAAAAACCAATATATCAGGAGGCAAACATATGGAGAACAACCCATACAACGTGCGAAATTTACCGCAGATTATGCGTAGTGCCCGAAAGGCTGCAGGTCTTTCCCAATATCAAATCGGCAAGTTAATCGGAGGTAAGGATCAAAGGTATGTTTCAGATGTTGAAAATGGATTTGCCAAGCTCACTCCAGAGTTATGTATCAAGTGGTTTGAGAAGTGCGATGCCTATGAACATATTGATCTAGTACATTACTTATTTAAACTTCATCCAACTGCGGCTGCTCCTATTGATCCGGCACTTAATGAATGTGCAAGTAATGCGGTGATTAATATGGTTCACCAATTGGAGGAAGCATTACAAGCAACTAAACATTTAGCCCGTTGGCTTACGGATAATCGACCAGGTAAAACAGAGGAGCTGCCTATGGGTGATATTAAACAGATTTTTGATTTGATTGCGGCTAATAAAACATTGATTTATTCACTTGTTCGTACTCATGGGTTGAAAATGCAGGAGCTTGCAGATAGGTGGACACGGAAAGCTTTAGTTGATCAAGTTGCTATGGCAAAACAAGAAGGAAGGCAGGCGGTTTCAATATGAATACTAATCATTTCTTGAAGTCAGATGTTCCTATCGCAAAAAGAAAAATTGAATCAGCAGAAGAGCTATCAATCATGCTGTCAGAGGCATTACGTGATGGTGATTATGAAGAAGCGATTAGTCTCGCTGGAAGCATCAAGGTTCTTACTGAGGATATTAGCCGGCTGGCAAACAAAGGACAGCTTTATGAAACAGCATTGAAAATGCAACAGAGAGGCATCAACTTAACAGTAGTGAGCAGGTGTATAGGATGATGGTTCATTTTGTTCATAAGCCGGCAACTGCTCTGGAAGTTCGTAAATGGTGTGCGATGATTCGTAACAATAGTGAATTCCATCTGTTGTGGGATAGACGTGCAGACAAATTCAGAGAGGGGAGTACGAATGGTCGAAAATCCAATGGTCATAAACAACTGGCACGATAAGCTGACTGAAACGGGTGTACAAATAGATTTTTACGGTGATGAAGTAACACCAGATGATGATTATGTAATTGATGGCGGCGAAATCATTCTAAGAGAGAACTTGGAAAGATATCTAAAGGAGCAACTTGGATTTGAATTTAAAAATGCGCAATAAAAAAGCCCACTCGGACAAAGTGGACTTCTTTAAAGGCTATCTATAAAAACTCATGTGCTTAATATTTTATCAGATAGCCTTAATAAAAACAATGGGGGTTAGGGTATGACAACCAAAAGGGCTGAGGTTCTTGCTAAGACTTCTGAAATGAGCCGCGATGAATGGCTTATTGAAAGAAGAAAAGGAATTGGCGGCTCAGATGCATCTATTATCTTGGGGCTGAACAAGTGGAAGACACCTTTTGAATTATGGTTAGACAAAACAGGACAGGTCCCTGTAAGTGAATCGCAAAGTGAAGCTGCTTACTTTGGATCATTGCTTGAAGACATTGTTGCAAAAGAATTTGAGATACGTAGTGGCAAGAAGGTTAGACGTAAAAAAGCAATACTCAGACATCCAGAACATGATTTCATTTTGGCCAATGTTGACCGAATGATCGTTGGTGAAAAAGCGATCCTTGAATGTAAAACAACATCAGCCTACAACTTAAAAGAATGGGAAGACGAAGAAATCCCCGAAAGCTATATCGTTCAGGTCCAGCATTATTTGGGTGTGCTTGGACCCGAATATCAGAAAGCCTACTTTGCTGTGCTGATCGGCGGGAACAAATTTGTCTGGAAAGAGATTGAGAGAGACGACGAGTTAATTGACATGATCTTTGAAGCAGAGATTGAGTTCTGGAATGACAAGGTCTTAGGTGGACAAGCACCTGCTTTAGATGGTTCGAGTGCGGCGGAAGACTATCTCAAAAAACGATATGGCGAAACCGAAAAAAACAAGGCTATTGATTTAACTGCGGCTAATCGAGAACGTATCCAACAATACTTGCTTCTTAAAGAACAGATCTCAGAGCTTCAAAGCCAAGCAAAAGAATTAGAAAACCAGATCAAACACGAAATGAAGGATGCAGAGTATGGGTTTATCGGAAACTACCAAGCTTGCTGGAAGCCTGTTATCTCAAATCGAGTTGACACGAAAAAGCTGAAAGAGCAGTTTCCGGATATTTACGAGAAGGTCAAAAAGGAAACTCATTTCAGACGTTTTGGAATCAAGGAGGTTAGTTGATTATGGCTACTAATCAATCAATTAAAAACAACATCCAAAAGAAACAAAAAAGCGCACCTGTGCAACAGCAAGGAGCAACCATGAAGGGTTTACTTTCCTCACCATCTGTTATTAAACGATTTGAGGAAGTGTTAGGGAAAAGGGCTACACAGTTTACGGCCTCTATCTTAAGCCTATATAACAGCGAGCAGATGCTGCAGAAAACAGATCCTATGAGCGTTATTTCATCTGCAATGGTGGCAGCTACACTCGATCTGCCTATAGATAAAAACTTAGGGTATGCCTGGATTGTTCCTTATGGAGGAAAGGCTCAATTCCAGCTAGGATACAAAGGATATATACAGCTAGCCTTGCGAACAGGCCAATATAAGTCCATCAATTGCATACCGATTCATGAAGGCGAATTGCAGAAGTGGAATCCGCTGACTGAGGAGATCGAGATTGATTTTGAAAAACGAGAATCAGATGCGGTAATTGGTTATGCAGCTTATTTTGAGTTGATAAATGGCTTTCGAAAAACAGTGTACTGGACAAAGGCACAAGTAGAAAAGCACAAAAAGAAATTCAGTAAGTCTGATTTTGGATGGAAAAATGACTGGGATGCGATGGCTCTTAAGACTGTATTAAAAGCAGTTTTGAGTAAGTGGGGGATTCTCTCTGTGGAAATGCAAAAAGCAGTTATTGAGGAAGATGAAATCAGGGAACGGATTGACATTACCAATGAAGCAGACAGTTCGGAAATTATCGATTCCGAGCCTTCAGATAAAGAAGAAACAGAAAAAACAACCTCGCAGGAAGCTGATCCTTTTGACGGCAAGCCTGTAGATATAAAAGAAGATGAACTTCCGTTCGATTGAGGTCGGCATCCGTGACATAACTGCACTCTGTGAAAGGAAGTAGGTGAGTGACTTGGACATAAAAGCAATGGGGTATGTGGTCATACCCCGACTACCATTCAAAGAGTTTAGGGATGAAAAAATTTATGATCACTTGTTCAAAAGAGCTGAATACAGGCCAAATCAAGAGCTAGAGCTTGGGCAGACCATTATCAAAATTGTGGAACTTGCAAAAGATTTTAACTGGTCAGCTGCACAGATCAAATACTCACTAGACCGAATGGAGAAACAGGGATATATCAAATTGCACCGTCTTCCACAAAAAAGAGGGTTCATCGTCACCATACTTCATTATGCAGACTACATACAGCTAGGAAATTACATGAAGAAAAAAGCTTTGGAACCAGCTGAGATTGAACATCAGGAGGTCGATGACAAAATGAAAAATGCCTTTGAGCTATATGAAAACAAAGTTGCTCGGTCAGTCGGTCCTATAGAGGCACAGCGAATTGGATACATGGTCGACGATTATGGTGAAGAAAAAGTGATGGAGGCTATCAAGACAGCGTTTCAATTAAAGGGGAAAGCAGCTAGTTTGTCATACGTTCAAGCCATTTTATCAAATCCATTCACTCAAAAGAGAAAGGAGAAACAATATGGCTATAAACAAAGCAGTCAGTATAGACACCGCATTTCAAACGATCATGCAGGAACTTCGGGAAAAGTCAGCCCGCTTTTTGGGAACAAAACAGGCCGCATCCGAAGAAAAGGCTGAATTTGATTGTCCTTATTGTAAGGATCGTGGAATTGTCGTTTATCGGGTACATAAGGACACTCCTTGGCATTTGGATGATCAGTTAGATCTTATGGTTCCTAACGAAATGGTACCTGAAGATGATTTTCTGTTTGGTAAGGTTTGCACGCCGGACAAAGCTAGTGAATGGAAAGATACTTATTCAAAACAGTGCGAATGTGTGAGACGAAAGAAAATTGCCAGACTCATGGCAGCTAGCGGCATTACAGAAGAGTTTGAAAAGCTTCTCTTTGGTAACTTCATCACGGACGGTAAGCCAGACATGATCAAAGATGCTTATGAATGTGCAGTGGAATACTATAAAGATTTTCAAAAAATCAAAGGAGAACGGCAAAACAGTATTGCATTACTTGGACAGCCGGGCAGCGGTAAAACTCATTTGCTCACGGCGATTATGAATAATCTGATCAAGAAAAAATCAATTTATTGCATGTATTTCCCTTACGTAGAGGGCATGGGGGATTTGAAAGCTAACTTTGATAACTTAGAAGCGAAACTCGATGCCCTGAGAAAGGTCGAAGTTCTATTCATTGATGATTTATTTAAACCAATAAACGGTCAACCAAGAGCAACAGACTGGCAGGTTGAACAAATCCAGTCAGTCTTAAACTACCGATATTTAAATCACAAGCCTTTGCTGATTTCTTCGGAGTTAACAGTCGATGAGATTTTAGATATAGACGAGGCTCTTGGTTCACGAATTCACCAGATGTGCCGTGATTACATAGTGATTATTAAAGGCGATCGAATGCAATTAAATCATAGGTTAGGTGATTGGGAATGAAGGAGAAAATGAATGTAAAAGCAGCTGATGGACTTTATATATTTGGACCTTTAAGTCCTACAGAAGGTAAAGATCTTACGCCAACTATCCGTTTACTTGAGGAAAAAATAAAGCAAATGGAGCGGATGCTGAGTGCTTAAAGCAGTCGTGTCTCTGCTGGCAATTTTACTCTCCGCACCGAGAATAGAAAAAGAAATTCAGCTATGGGAACAGCTTGACGGGAGGTAAAGAACAGTTGGATTGCATTAAGTTCACTGTTTATGGTGAGCCAGTCGTACAAGGACGGCCGCATGGATCAATACGAAATGGTAAGGTGCATATGCGTGATCGAGCGAAAGCAAAGTATTTTAAACAGTATGTGGCATTGGTAGCGTCTCAGCATCGGCCAAAAACAGTTATTACTGGTCCTGTTGCAATGGATGTCAAAGTGTACAGACCAATGCCAAAATCAGTTTCAAACTCATTAAAGAAGAAAGAGAAAGCTGAAAATGGTCTTCTGCGGCCTACTACAAAGCCTGATGTTGATAACTATGTAAAGGGTGTAAAAGATGCTCTGGACCATCTTATTTATAAAGATGATAGTCAGGTGGTGGATTTGAAAGTCAGTAAGTTTTATAGCGAAGAGCCGAGGGGGGAAGTCATGATAAGAGAGGTTTCTGCCTAAAAATAAAAAACACCGAAGCGCTTAGCCTCAGTGTTCTTGATATGAACTGGTACTTCTATCATAACACAGGGGGCGCTTTGAGTGTACAATCCAAGAGAAATAAACATCAAAAAAGACTTCACTATTCAGCAGAAGATTGATCCAGGGAAGGTTAAGATCATTGTTTTAGATGGGAATCAAGGTACTGCACATGTCTTAGAAGCTCCGGAGCATGGCAAAACTGTTATTCAAACTGTAAAGGGGAGCTTTGCGCGGGTTGATCATGAGATAGGTTACAAAGTCAGGTAAGCAATGAAAGGGAGTTTTATGGTGGTGCCATTACAAGTTGAACTTCAAATGTGTCGTCAATTCAATGACAGTTGAAGCAATGACTGTCAATCAGGTAGTAGAACTATAAGAAAGAGGAGGCTATAAACCTCCTCATAGTTAACTTGAATAGTAGGCGATATAAGATCCATCAGGATAAAAAGTAACACTGTCTAAATAATATGTTGTTCCGTTTATAGTGATTGTTTGTCCAGGGTCTGGATCAGAAGGAAGTCCACGAACAACTAGGGTACCTAATACAGATACTTCCTTTGTTTGACTTTCTTCAGAATGAGTATCAGTAGGACTTGCGGCAAAGGCAGGAGCGGCAGAAACAAGCAAAGCAAGTGACAATGCAGTACCAGTTAAAACTTTTTTCAATTTCATTTTAAACACTCCCTTTGTTTTTTAATACAAGTGTATTATTACATGAGATACAAAAATATCCAAGGTATTTTTTGTTAATATTTTGTGAACTTAGATTAAAATATAGAATCCTCCCGAATACCTGCACCCCGAAATGAGGGCACAGCATGGGCGATGAGGAGGTAATATTGTCTAAGAAGGAAAGCCTGCGGACACTGAACTAAAGCATTTACGCTGTTTGTTTGGTGTCTTTTTTATTTTGAATAATCAGGAGGTAAATATGAATCAAACGACATTAAACCTGCCTCAGATTGACGAAGAAGCCACTAAAGCAAAAGCAGAGCAGCTGCTTGATCAATACCGGTTATATCTCTTACAGGTGCCAGATGATTTTTTACCAAAGGTTACACCAACTTATAGCATTGTTCCGCTGAGTGTTACGAATGAATTTCATTCATCGACAGAAGATGCAGCATTAAAGCGTCTTGATTGGGAGATTCAGCGTGATAAATTCCTAAAAAGGATTCAAAGAGCTGTTAACCGGCTTACTCAAAGAGAACGACAGATCATTGTCATGCTCTATATGCAGCCGGAAGAAATGTATGACTATGAAGTGTATGGAGAAATGGACCTGAGCGCGCGCAGCTATTATCGTGTAAAAGCAAAAGCTCTCTATCGGCTGGCATTTGCTCTAAGGGAAGAGGTTTATAAAAGAGTGTTGCCAGTTAAAGAATGAATTCATGACTTATCTATATGGATAAGTCTTTTTCTTTGAATTATCTCTTGAGCTCCTCAAAATAAACAGGTGTGTAATTCATTTTAGGGGTATGGCTTAAAAATAGAGAGACAAGGGGTTGGCAGAGTTCGACGAGTTGCACATAAAATATATGGGTAATTTTTGAATTGCGTGGATATGTATATAAGTGATGGTTAATTAATTCATATTTTTGAGAACTTGGGACGAAAATTCCTTGTGTGGATCACTGCTAGTGTACATATTATCTATTGCCTTTATGATGTAGCGGATATTGAAAAGGGTGATATCAAGGAAAGCCCACTGGTTTAGGAGATAGGAAAAATGTATTTAGTGATTTATTCGCGAAAAAGTATAGGTGATTTTTCTCATTTTCTTTATCGAATAGTTAAGGTACACAAACACATAAAGTGTTTTATTAATAACATGTGTATTAATGAAAGGAGGGAGAAAGATGAACTTAGCTCAGGCGAAACTGATGGAAAACTTAAAAACATTAAATATGCAAAATGTAGTTGACCTGATTAATGATGGGGCAGACAAAGAAACTGTACTTGAAGCGTTTCTAGATAAGGCCATTGAAGAAGACGTAAACTTTAGAAGTAAATTTCAAAGTATGATGTTGCTTTATAAAAATAAAGAAAATTTAGGGGGAAATTATTACTCAGCCATAAAACAAATCACTACAAGCGCTTTAACTAATTCGAAGTACGGCACAGCTTTCAAATTATTGTTGAAGAATTTGAATGTAGCCGAAAATGTAAAAGACTGTGGTTGTAACTAAGAAAAAATTTAATAAAAAAGGAGTGACAAAAATATGGGTTTAAAAGATATAGAGGTAAATTGTGATAATACTCTTGTCCCTTCTACTCGTGATTTCTATGAATATATTTACCAGCCTTGTAATGGTACAGAAAGTATCTACTTTGAAGATTTAACTTGTAAAGAAGCGGAATACTCAGTACAAATTTCGAGCTTTAGTTACCCACCGTGTGTAATGACAGCTATTATTGAATTTCACGACGGTAAAGTAGTTGAACGAGTTATTCCAGGAAGCACTACGTTTAGTTTTTTTTCAGAAGACTTAAAAAGAATCTCAATAAGATGTGATGGAAGTTATACCGGTAGGTGTTCTGGATTATTGATATTAGAGGAAATCTTTTGTGTGAACTAATCTATTACTCTGGTGAAGAGGAAGGGTGATAATGATGGGGAAAACAGATATTAATGTGAACTGTAACAACGTTTATCCTTCTGAGCAAGGAGTCAGTTTTAATATTTATCAACCATGCAATGGAGTTAAACGTGTCTATTTCGAAGAATTTTCTTGTCCTGTTGGAGAATACCAGATTCAAATTGAAAGTTATACTTCTCCACCTTGCGTAATGTTTGTTATAGTTGAGTTTAAAAATGGGAAAGTAATTGAAAGACCTATTAATCAAACGAGCGGTAGTTTTACTCTTGTGGCTAAGGAAGTCAAAAAGGTTTCAATTAAATGTGAAGGGAATTACAGTGGATTCTGTTATGGAAGCGGTTCTGTTGTAAAGCTATTCCACTTTAAGTGTGATGATAAACCTTGTGACAAACACAAACACCATGGTGATTGTGACTGGAAACACCATGACAAACACAAACACCATGATGATTGTGACTGG